CCTCCATCCCGTATTCGACCGTCCGCCGTTCCTGATTGGCCCGCCGCCACGGTGAACCGATCACGATAAACGGGGCATCATCATCGAAATCCGGGAAGGATTCGGAGGGGATTTCCATGTAAACGGAAACCCCCTTCCCGAAATTGCTTTCCGCCCACGCCGCAAGCGCCGCGTCTCCCGCAACCGACGCCACGACGCCATCGAAAAAGTCATGCAGGTTCATGCGCTCCGCCGATTAGGTCAGGATGGTGTCCGTGAACAACACCCCTGCATCCGCGCAAGTGACCTGGACGTCGAAATACTCGGAACACTCGATGATCCAGCTTTTCGCGTCCTTGTCGAACCAGCGCCGAATCGTGCGGTACGCGTCCACCATTTCCAGGCCCTCGACGCCCTCGCTTCCGGGCCAGTTGAACACATAACCCGCGCTCGGTTCCTCGATGGCCGGAGCCGCCGGACGGTAGAACAACAAGGCCGAACCCTTGCCCGCGTTGACTTCCCAAATGTCAACCGCGTTGAAATCCGTACCGTCTGCCACCTCTTCCGCGTCGGAATAAATGGCCGGGGCGATAATGACCTCTTCCAAGTCAAACAGGGCCGCGATGCTCCGGGGGGTCACTTTGGCCGGATCATTGGGACCGCCGGTATATTTCACCCGCTCCAACACCGCGTAGGTGTTTTTGACCTCTTTCCAGGTCTTAGCGTCCATCACCAGCACATTGGGATACACGCCGATCAACTGTCGAACCGTTTCCTTGTTGGTTTCGACATCGCTGATAAACGTGTTGGAGGACCCGTCCGTATCCGCAACCCATGCGCCCGCCACGTCGTCTTCGGTTGTCCATACGGAAGCCGCGATCGCCGCGCCCGCAACGGCTAACTCCTTGGCCAGCAACACTTGATTAGTCACATACCGGGTGCCGGTGAGGATGGGGTTGAACATATTGACCGAATTGTTGAGCAACTCGATCGGGACCGGATGAGCAAGGGACCGCTCCTTGCAGGAATAGTCATCGTCCGCCAGGACGTAACCGCTCCGCCGGGACGGGGTCCCCGGTGCGCGATATCCGGCATCCGCCCGGAACCATGCCCCTTTTTTGAACTTGAAAAACGAATCGCTCTTGTTCAACACCGGGACATTGGGAAAAACCCTGTCCGCAATGAACATGGCGTTTTTATACCCGATGGAAAACTGCGTGAGATATTGGTCCTTTCGGACGTCCGCAATGTCAGGTTGCATTTTTCTTTTCTCCTTTAACTTCCGTTTTTATTGTTACCGATTAAGCCGGGACGCTGATCTTGGACACGCACAAAAGCACGGTCCCCAAATCATCCTCGGCCCCCGACGCCTGCAAGCACACCGCCCGCGCAATGTCGCCGTCGGTGTCCGCTTCGTCACCCTTGCCGTTGTCATCCGCTCCGACGTACTCCGCCTTGAGCAATTTCCCGACAGCAACCGCCGCGTTCATTTTCAGCTTGGAAACGCCCGCCACGCGGACGATTGCCAGCTCCCCGCTTGCCGGGGCGTTTTGCAGAATGCCCACGGGAAACTCGGTCCCGCTGTCCAGTAAATCGACGGTTTCATCGTCGGCTTGATGAACGAAATGAAACTGATAACTCGACAGGTCTTCACCCGCCTTGAACGTCAAATCGATATTCCCTTTTCCGATATCGTAAGCCATCGTGTTTACTCCTTTGATCGCTTCCCCGAACTACCGAACGGGGGCTTGAAAGGTTTTCAGATACTCTTCAGCCGCCTTGGGATTTTCCCGTAAAGCCTGGGAAAAGGCCGCCTCCAACGTGCAACTCTTTTCCTTGACGATCTCCGAAGCCCGCGCCTTCAGCTTCGCTTCCACGTCGCCGGGTTTCGGGGTTTCCGGCTCCGATGGGGTTTCCGTTCCGACCGGCTTCGGGGCTTGGGCCTCTAACTGGTTCAAACCGTCTTCCTTCCGCTTTTTCTCCGCCATGTAGAACGCCTTGTACGCCTCATGGGCCGGAGTCCCTTCCTTGATCGCCGTCAGCGTCATTTCGCCGTCCGCATCCGCTTCGAGGATTTCCACGACACGCATCCGCTCGCTTTCCTCTCCGTCCTTGCGCCCGTCGTCATATCCCCGCGAATACGCGGCGTTTTCCGCTTTCTCGATCAATTCGGGATGCTCTTTTTTGAGTTCCTCCAAGTTCATTTTCTTTTTAACCTCCTGTTTTGTGTTGATATCTTCGCCGCAACACTCGTCGGAAAGAGCAATCGCGGCGGTTTTGTCATCCGCGCCCAAGGTTACGAACGACACCTCCCGGACGCGGGATTCCCGCATGATCACCGCCGGACCCTTGACCGTCCGGCCATTCACTTCGGCTTTGCTTTTCTCGTCTTCGAGGACTTCCATCTTGTCGAACCAAATGCCGATGGACGCCTGCCAGGGGTAACCTTCATCGGCCAAGGCCAACACTTCCCGGCCATCGCGGGTGTTCTTTGAAAACTCCCCTTCAATGTAGAGGGTTGAATCCTCTTTGAACGCCGCGCCATACCCGACGATCGCCCGCCGGTCATGCTCCCGGAGCACCGGCAACTTTTCCGCCGTCTGGACGCCCTCAATGTCGATGAAAATCGTCTCCCCCCACACCTTGAGCGGCTCCTTTGTCTTCGCCGTGATCAAAAACGTGCGCCGCTCGTTTTCCTTCGCCTCCAACGTCATGTCGATCGGGGCCGACAGCGTAAGGCTTGCTTCCCCTTTGCTTTTGTCCCAAAGCGAATTACACACCGCGTAAGCCTCTTTGGGCTTCCTGCCTTCGTTGTCGATCAACTGTTTCGTGCAACGCTTTAAAAAATCCTGCTTGCTTTCGTCTTTTTTGACTCTCGGCATTGCTCCATGCCTCCCTTTATTGGTCTTTCAACGCTTGCCCGATCACCATCTCGCGCCGGGCCGCCGCGCTTTCGTCTTCCGGTTCCGGGGTCAACCCCTTTTCCGCCGCGCGCTTTTTCTCTCTTTCGCGCTGGTCCTGAATCTCTTCCCAATCCCTGCCTTGCGTCGCCGCCTCTTCCGCCAACGTGGACAGGCCGTAGTCGATCGCCATTTTCGACGCTTCGACCTCTTTCACGGGGTCAACCCAACCCCAACCGCCGCCGATCCAAATGCACCGGGTCAATTCTGTTTTGCCGCGCTCCCATTCCCGCCGGGACACCTCCAACCGCCCGCGTAAGTAGGCTTCCTCGATCACCAGTTCCCAAACGGGCTGGCATAACTTCCGGGAAAGCCACGCGCGCCAGTACTGGAACATCCGCCGCCCCTCGAGTAAGGCCGCCCGCGCCGATGAATAGTTGGTCTTTGAAAAATCCTTGATAAGAAGCTCGTAAGGCAGGCCGAGGGAAACGCCGATCATGCGGAGCACCTGCTCCACAAACGACGGAAACGCCGAACCGGGCCGCTTGGGGTCCACCACGTTGATCGACTCCCCCGCGCCCAAACGCCCCACCATTCCCGGTTCAATCGATTTGATCGGATCACCCGTCGCCGTCTCCGTTTCACTCCCCGAAAAACTCGGAGAAAACGGATCGATTCTCGTTATGAACACCGCCAGGCAAGCCGCCACGCGCGCCGCGACGATCTCCGCTTCGAGGTAGTCCGCAAGGTCCTTGAAATACGACAACACCGGCGTAAAAAACGGGATGCCCCGCAACTGTCCGGGCCGCCGGGTCTGAAATATGTGCAAAATCTTCGGGCGTCCGTCCCGATCCCGCGCCTCAATCGGGATGAAATCCGTTAAACTGTCCGCCCTTCGAATGTAGTAAGTCTTCGGCTCCCCGCGCGCGCCGCGCTTGATGCCATATTTGATATTTTTCGCCCCCAACTGCTTGTCGATCCTGTTCGGGGGCGTTGCCAATCGTTCCGACTCGATCACTTCGAGGCACCGCCCGAACGGACGCCATGCCTCATCCGCCCACGTGGGAATGATGATCGATTCGCCGTCCTCAACCACCTTGCGGATCGCCAAAAACTGAATTTCATCGAAATCGAGCCGGTTTCCCGAATCCGCAAACCGTGAAAACTCCCGGAACGCCGCTTCCGCCTGATGGTTCAACCGCTCCGCCCGATCTTCCGGGATGCCCAAACGCTCCCCCCTGATGCGCGCCTGTGGGCGAAGGCCCGAGCCCACGATGTTCAACTGCATCGTGTCAGTTGCACCCGAAGCGATCGGATCATCCCTGTTCGCCAAACGGGACCGAACGCGGTAAGTGTCCAAATCCCATTGGGACGGCGTCGGGCTTTCTCCCTGGCCCGGTAAAATCCAATCGCTCCGTAACCTCGACGTTGACGCCGCCCGTGTCGCCATCGACAAAAAGGCCCGCGCCGCTTTGCGTTTCAACGCCCGTTCCGGGGAAAACCACTCAATAACTCGATCCGCCAAATTCGTTTTTGAAGCGTCATGTCGGGGCATTGAATTTCACCTTGTCGAACCGCCCGCCGCCGTCGAGGTCCTGCAAAATCAACGAAAGCAACTCCCTCAACGCGCCGATATTCGTCGCCGCAAAGGAACGGGTCTTCCCGCCCACGTCCACGGACACCATCCGCTTTCCCGTCGCCAAGTCGATCAACGCCTGTCTGACCGCGTCACGATCCGCCGTCGTGAATCCCATCGCGCCCATGAGCAATCGCCTCCAAAAGTTCGATGATCCGGATCAAAAGGATGATCTGAATCAACGGGGGAGAGATAACGGGCGAACAGGCCGCATACCGGCCCCTGATCTGCTCGACCGCACTTGAAAAATCGAAGGTGGGTTGTGTCTGTTCTGTTTTTGTCGTCTTCTTGGGCCGCCCACGGCCCGCCTTAACCGTCGGACTCTTTGCTTTCGCCATTAAAAAACCCCGCGCGTGATGGTTTTTCTGATCCTGCCATCATGCTAAACGGGGTTTTTGGCCGATTCCGGTTTTTGACCGATTTTTGACCAAAGAATGACGATTTTTGACCAACAAATACCTTGACAGGGGTTTGAAACGGGGGGCGGGGAAACAAAAAACGCCGCCGCATCCGAAAGGACGCAACGGCGTTTAGGCGGGATTAAATGCTCTTATTCCGCGTCTGCTGGAATCTGCTTTTCGCGCGCCAACGTTCGGCGCTGGAACCATCGTTCGAGGTTGTCCGCGTGGGCATACCAACGCCCGTTGATCACCGCCGCCGGCAACCCTTCCTGGACAAAATCATAAAACGTCGGCTTTGACATCTTCAAAAACGCTAAAATCTCCTTCAAACCGACAAGCAACCGGCTTTGTGGAACCGAGTTCGCCATTTATCCCTGTGCATCATCCGCTTTTTGGGGTTCCTGATCCGCCGCCTTGATCGGCAAACCACACGCCGCACAAAGAAAAACCCCCTGCAATAACATTTCATCACGCCCCGACTTCGACATGAACGCCGGGACCCGCCTTGCCTTGAACGCCTGTTTCAAATATTCCGACCCGCATTTTTGGCACTTCACCTGCGGCAATTTCGCCGGATCGATATTGATCACCTGTTGCTTTTGCATTTGCCTTTCAAGCCTCCTGTTCTTTTTTGCTCTCGTCCCCATTACTCCCACGCTCCACGAAACTTTCCGGCCTTCCATCCGCCGGGGTCAAGCCTGCGGATGATCTCCTGCCACCGCTTCACCGTCCCCGGCCCCACAAAATACTTATCCGCCTCTTTGGTTCCGATCATCAACAGCGTCAAAATGTCCGCCTTCGTCAACTTGACCGTCTTCTTGTCACTCAATTTTCACCCCCTGTTGATCCATCCCGGACCGCCGCGCCCGATCCATCCGCCGCCCGATGCCCGTTGCGCCGCGTCCGGTGGGTTCTGTTGTTTTTCCTGTTTCGGTTTCGCCCAATTCTTGACAAACATCACATCAGCCAACGCCAACAAGTACGCCGACACGTCCAACGCATGATTGGGACGGGATTCGTACTTCGGCACCCATCGGCCCGTTTTTTCGTCAATAACTTCCGCCGTCATTTGATTGATCCACTCTTTCGACACATCCGCGCAAAACCGCCACGCGCCGGGGTCCGACTCCGCGATTGCCAACTTTGACGCCAATTTGTCTTTGTAATAATTCACGTCGATATCCATCCGCCGTAAACCGCCTGGGATGGCTTTATTCGTGCCGGGGTAAAACTCCTGCGCCCGCCAAGCGATATGCGCCGCCTGCCTGTCCGTCCCCTTGATCGGGATCACCATGCCGCGATGTTTCCGGCACCATTCCAACACTTCCGCCGCCCGATGTCCGCCCGTGTCGATCGCCGCCTTTTTGACTCGATACGGATTCCCGTCAGGATCAAAGTATTCACTCTGGAACAAAAGAACTTCCAACGCTTCAAACGAATCCACAAACCCATATCGAACCTGCCAAGAATCCTCAGTCATGCCCCATCCGAACGCGCGAATTTCATACCAAAACCCGTTGTCCTGGGTATCGATCCCCATCAACAACGCCGCCACAACCCCGCCGCCGGGGACCGCCCCTTCGGGCCGATCGTCCGCCAATTCCAACAATGCCGAATCGTCACGCTCCCCCGTGTACGTTTTCCAAATGTCCGCCAACGTCGAATTGATGAACCCCTGCAACAAACGAGGATCCCCGCTCTTGAGAACCCTGATCCAGTTGTCAACAATCACCGGGAAATCGCCGCTTGTCCCAAGCAATGAATAAAGCCGGTTCAGATGAACCCCCTTTTTCTTTTGCACCGCCGGGGCTTTCCCGTCCCGCGCTACATAAACCCCCTGTTCAACCGCTTTGTTTTTCTGAAACGTGTTGAAAACCCGCTGGCAATAGGCGCACTCGTACCCCGCCCTGTTGACCTGGTCCGTTGACGCCTCAAGGCCTCCCTCCCAAACGACCTGGCCGCACAAAACCCGCTTCCCGTGTTCATCAACAAAAAATCCGTCCTTGAACCCCGTCGCATATTCTCTTGAAAACCGGAGCGGTTGCCGCTTCCCGCAATACGGACACGGCACAAACCAGTCAAAAATCACATCGCAACTGTTCAACTCCTGCCAAATATTGCCCGATTCCAACGTGGGCGTCGAAAGCAAAAGGTGTTTCCGGTTCCAAAACGTCGCCGTCCGTTCCCGTCCCAAACTCAACGGAGACGCCTCTTTTGTCGTGACGGAATACCCCGGCTTGTCAACCTCATCGAACACCACGACCCGATATTCCCTTGATCCAAGCCCCGCTACACTCGACGCCCACGCAACAGCGACAAATCCGCCGTTGAGCAACTTCATTTCCTTTGCGTTCCACGGGTCACCCTTCATCGCCGCCAATTCCGGGACGCCGTCGACCATCGTTTGAATCCGATGGCGCGCCATGTGCTCGGAAGTCGCCTCGTCCGCCATGACCAGCAACACGGGGCAACGCTCCTGGTGAACGAAAAACCCGATCAACGAGACGAAATTCTCCGTTCCGCCGATCTGGGCCGGTTTGCAAACCACAATCTCGTCGGTTTCCGGGTCAACCGCCCAATTCAACACCGGCCCGAAAAACGGTGTTCGGATAATCCGCATCGGCCCCTTTTCCTCGGACAAACCCGTCAAAACCCGATATTTTTCCATCCACCCAACGGGGTTGATCCGTTCCCGAGGCCTCCACGCCATCAATTCACGCGGGAGCCAATCGCACCCCGGCAATCCCTCAATTTGCGTTTTGATTTGCGTAAGCATCCCGGATATTCCAAACCTCGTTCTCGATGATCTTCGCCATTTCCCGGCGGGACTTTCCCGCCAACAGCCCCGGCAACCGCGCCGCCAACAATTCCATCATCGCGCACACCGCCGCCACGCGTTGCGCCCATTTTTTTTCGATCTCTTCGATATGGATCAACTCCCCTTCCATCTGCTTGATTAAAATCTCTTCCCGCCGGGCGCGCGCCAAACGCCACCGCAAGTCCGCCGCCTCTTTTTTCGCCTCATAATCGACGGTCTTTTTCTGCTTTTTCCGGCCCCGTTCCTCAAGGAACCTGTCCAACTCCGATACATCGAACGTCCCGTCCGCGTTCTGGGTGATATTCCCCCTCGAAACGTGCCAGGAAAGCGACCGCTTCGAAAAACCGCAATATTTCGCCGCATCATCGAACGACCCGAGCCGCCGGGGTTTTTTTGACCGGTCCCCATCCGCGATCTGCTCGATCTCCTGGCCCAAAACCGAAAACACCCGCAACTGTGTCGGGGACAGGGTTTCGCCCTGTGCGATCCGGCGGAGAAGGTCATTATAAAGTTTGACCTTCGCCCTTTCGCCCGCTTCGAGGACTCTTTTTAAGTCCACGCCCTTCCCCGTCGTTGTTGCGGGTGCCTGCTGTGTCGCCTGATCCGATTTTTTTGTTGTCCGCTTTTCCTTCGCCTTCGCTTTCGCCAATTAAACCCCCGCGATCGGAATATTCACCCGCCCGTTGAGCAAATCCCCCATTTTTTTCGCCTTCAACGGGTAACTGATGATCCGCCGCCCCCATTTCCTTTCAATCGCCCGGCAATACGCCGTTTCCCGCTCCATGCTCCGCGTCGAAACAATCCCGCCCGAATTGACCCCGTGTGCGCAATCGTAAGCATATTTGTTGATCCGAAGGATTTTTTTGTACCTGTGCAACACTTGAAGCGAAAAATCATAATCGTCTTTTGTCCCCATGCGCTCGTCATACCGCAACGGATGGTCAAGATGCCCCTGAAACGGGCCGAGGACCACTTGAGACAATGAGAACGGCTTGTACTGCTGATAATTCCGCCCGTCCGTGTTGACATTGATCCCCCACAACACGCACCCCCATTGATACGCAAGGTTGAACCCCTGCTCGATCACCATTTGCGCCTGATCCGGCGTCATAACCGTCTTTTCCGATGCCTTAAACCCGTATTTTCCCCGGATCGTTTTGTGGACCCCCTCCGTCATCATAATGCGCTTGACATCATCATCCAGCATCAAAAGCGGGCGCGGCATATTGTCCAATATCCAATTTCGCTTTCTTGCAATATTGCCGTCGCAATCGTCGGGGATCACGGCCATACGCTTTGACGGCAATACTTTCAGGTATTCATCCCGTTGGCTCTCCGGCAACACATAGACCGCATTTTTGAAATAATCCTTTCCCGCCAACTGTCCCGCGCGCTTGTAGGTCGGGATTGCAATCGTAATCTTTGCCATCAGTCACCCCCTGTCCTGCATAAAACCAACCCTTCCGCGTCAATCCCCGCCGATCTAAAGGCCCCGATTGTCCCCGTCATTGTCCGGCGGGTATATGCAATATCATCGAAAACCAGAATCCGCCGTTCATCGACCGGGCCGTTGAACTCAAAACCGATCTTTGACGACAAATGGGTTGAAACGTGTTTTCTTTTTCCCGCGCCATGGTCCCGAAACAACACCTTGAACCGCACCCCCGCCCGTTCCGCTACCAACGCCCCGACTCGCGCCGCGAAACTGACCCCTTCCCCGCTATGCGGCGGCACCGTGAGAACATCAAAACCCCCTTTTTTGACGTGCGCCGCCGCACACCGGATTGACGCTTCCGCGAGTTTGTCCGTTTTAAGCCGCTCCCAACAGTTGCTCTGCAAAACGTCTGCTTTCAATTCTTTGAAATACCGCGTCGAATATTCCCCGTAAGACAACGCCCAAAACACGATCCCGCTACCGCTTACCCTGTGCAGGCCCCATGTCCACGCGCCGCCGTTGCCCTGGCTCACTCGTTCACCCCCCGAATCCGGTCAAGCCAATCCGCACCCGCTACAACCCGCCCGATCCCCGTCGGTTGCCCCTTTCTCGGCGTCAAATCTTTGACTTTTTTCAACCCGAATTTTTCGACCGCTACATTCCAATCGAACGGGTTGTCGAAATACAAAACGACGTAGTTATGCTCTAAAAGCAATTCCTCTGAAAACTCGACTTCCGGCTTTTCCTCTTGCACCCCGATCTTTTCCAACAACTTGTCAAACTCTTTTTGATCAAACCCCGAAAAATCGATCTCCAATTCCGCGTCAATCTCTTTCAACAACTCCGCCAACTGTTCATCATCGAAATGCGCCAGCTCCGCGATCTTGTTATCCGCTACCAGGTCCGCCGTTTCCTGGGCCTCGTTTTCATAGTCCTGATAATCCACGGGGACCGCCTGCAACCCAAGACGCCGCGCCGCCTCAAGCCGCCCATGCCCCCGGACCACAAACCCCGACAACGTCGAAACCGTCACCGGCGCGCGCCATCCCTGCGACTGCATGATCTTTGACAACAAATCGATTTGCCGCCGTGGATGCTTGTTCGGATTCCGAGGATTCGGCTTGACTTCATCGATCGGGACCAACTCGTCATACGCACAATTTATCGGAATGCCTGATTCACTCTGTTTTTTTGCCATTTTTCACCCTCTGAGGATTCGGTACTTTCGGCACTTCGGTACTGGTTGATTGAAATCCGGGGCCGACCGCAAAACCCCGGATTCCAATCTCTCCCGAACTACCCGTTACCCGTATCATTTTCATTCAAACGACTCGATTTTATTGATTCAACATCGCGGCCTATTGCTGGAAAGCCGTACATTCCGGCTGTCCATCCTCATTGATCCGCCATTCGGCGGGATATCGTTCATCGTCTTCGTCATAAAGAAACGTGTTCCGCAAAATCCGGCAATCACCATCAAGAACACACTCATAACACCACGCGCTCATAAAAATTTCACCCTCCGTCCCGTTCGAAGGCCGCCATTTTTTACCCGCCGACTCCTTGAAACGCTCCGCCAAACTATCCGGATAAATATCACGACTCATCTTTTCCCCCTTAAAACCGCTTCCCGTGCTTATAAGGCCGGTTTTTGTTGTATTTCATCTTTTTCAAAATCGCTTTCCCAAGGTTAAACCCGCGCCCCTCCGCAAAATCCATGATCCGGATCACAACGTCAGCAAGTTCCTCTTCCACGCTTGAAACACCCATATCTTTTAACTTTTCGCTTTCCGGGTTCCCCGCTCTCATCGCCTCCAACGCTTCCGACAATTCCGAGTGCATCAAAGCAATCATTTCCGCGTCATTTCGCCCGCCTTCCCACCATCCATGAGCAACCGCGTTTTCATGCACCACTTTCGACATCCAGTTCCAGCCTGCCAAAAACTTAATATCGAACATTTTTTTAAGCCACCTCCGCTTCTTGTTTTTGTCCTAATCTCACTAAACCGAAAAACTTTGAAAACTGCTCACGCTTACAAAAACGTACTTCCCGCAACAAATCACTTTGCGCCGCGATCCGCTCCCCCGTCTCACAACTCAAACACGCCTCAAGGTTGATATATTCTTTAAATTCCTTTGCCGTTGCGTTTTGAGCAAGCCATCGCCGCGCAACACAAGTCAGCTCCCCGATTTTCGCCCCGTTATTCGGAATACAAATGACCCTCTGCATTTCTCCGATCTCTCCCGGTTTTCAGTTTCAACCTGTTGTATCTCCCCCTGATTCGATAATCTTCAAACCCTAACCGCTCCCCGATCTGCCGGAACGTCAGCCCCTTTTCCCTCAATTCGACAATCCGAGTATCAATTTCCGGCGTCGGCCATTTCGCTTTTCTGTTCGCCCCACCTCTGGACCGGACTTTTACAAACCCCAATCGCTCCAACTCATGCAACCGCCTTTGGATAGGTTCTCGGGACAGTTTCGCCATTCTCGCAATCTCATTGATTGACCGCCCGCGAGAATACTCCGACGCCAAAAACTCCGAAATGTATTGATATCCGTGTTTTTTCGCCGCTTTTTTCCAGTCTTCAACGTGCATCCACTTTGTTTTTCGATCATATTCAGCAAAACACTCCTGCATCGTCACCCCTTAAAAAAATTTGTTACATTCCAAAAATTTGACCTGAAAGGTAGAAACAAGGCTTGCCCTCCGCAAACCGTTTGAGATGGTCTCCGGGAAGGACCCGCAAACCTTTTGACCGATCACTTGACCGATCACTTGACCGATCACTTGACCGATCATCACAACCCAGACAAAATCCCGACCAGTGCAACCGAATAAAAAGAACTAAAAAACAAAATCAGCAACGCCGCCGGGATCGCCGCGATCGCTACCTTGATCAACAGCCAAACGACCGACCAAAACGGGACATGGATATCGACGATCTCAACTTTCATCGGGCCTGGTTGATCGATCCGTTTTTCGATTGCATCCGTCACATTTTCCTTTATCGTCTCAAATATTTTCACCATCACTTCCCCCTTTCCCTTCAATTCTGGTTCATCACCGGGACGGCCTTGACTATATACCGCCCGCCCACCTGTACGATATTGACCGGGATCGGCTCGTTCCGTGCCGCCTCGACCGACGGCGTCAACCGAACGGCAATCACCACCAACGCAACCGCAATCACGGTCAACACCACTTTGACATAAGCATCCACTTTCATCTTTTCCCCCTTTCCCTGTTGCTTTAGTTATTTTATGCGCCGCCATATCCTATCGATCACAAACAGAATAAACAGGACTTCGACCGCGCCCAGACACGCCATCAAAAACGTCTTGATCGGTTCAATCGTCACGCCGAACATCATGCAACCTCCCTTAACACTTCCCCGAAAACGCCATAAAGGACACTGTATAACTCTCGGTCTTTCACTCTATCCAAAACGACCCTCATTCCCGGCTTTTCCCTGTAAACCTTGACCAACACCGAAGATATGATCTGCTTGTCATCCTCAAAAACCAGCCGATTCAGGCAATCCTCGATCATCTTCATCACGTTCGACAGGTCCGGGGTCTTCGCCGGGAATTCCTTCCCCAAAAGGCACCGTTCCCGCCTTGCCTTTGAATACGACTTTGGCACCGGAAGGAAACAATACAACGTCATCACCGCCGGATCGGTCCACGGCCCGCCTTCCGGAATATGATCCTTGATGAACATCATTAGTCGCTCTTCTCTCAACCTTTGCCGCTTGTCCTTGTACGCCATCGCGAACGCTTTCTTGCCCTTGACGATCGCCCGCGTCCTCGGTCTCATTTGTCCCTGAGGTTCAACCGGGATGTCGATCACGATCCGGTCCCTGACTTCGCCGTTTGCCCCAGATTTATTTTTTTTCGCCTGGTCCATATCTTCCTATTTCCCCGCTCCTGATCTCTTAATTTTCGCCGAATCGCTTCGCCTATCTGTTGTCACCGACTTCAAAACGGCACCCTTCCCCCGATACGCTCCGCCATCTGTTCAACCGTTTCCCCTGACGGCGTCCATGACTCGCTGACCTGTTTCTTGGGCCTCACTTCCAACCCTTCTGCTTCCGCCGCCGCCCGCGTCCGCGTCCTGACGTCCGTATTGACTCCGAAATGGCGCTCGTAATTTTTACATTCTCCGCAACGCTCGACCCATTGTTGCCGAGTCTTCGGTTCACGAAGCCACAAAATCCCCGTGCTGTTGCATGAGTCGCACGGCTCCATAGTCCTGATGATCCGGCCAGGATTCAACCTTTTCCAAATCGACCAACCCGCCTTGATCGCCGCCGGAAGATTGCGCGGCATATTTTCCAAATCCGTAACATGACCGTAACAGGTGCGGACCGCTTCATCCGGGATATTTTTCACTTCCTCAAACCAAAGCTCTTTTTGCCCCGCGTTCGGAATTGCCCGACTAAAATAGGCGTGGATGTCTTCGATCAACTTGTTAAACGTCTCCAAACGCATGATCTATTCGTACCCCCTTTCCCTCATCCGCCGGATGAATTCATCCTCCGACGGGTTTTTCATTTGATCTTCAATCTCATCTTCAAACCGCCGTTGATTGAGCCATGTCGCCGGGTTCGGTATAAACCGCCCGTTTTCCCGCTTCCATTGTTCCATCTTCTTGTGCTTTTCCAACGCCTCAAGGATGGTCTTCAAATACCCGTTGTTTTTCGGTAGCCGCTTCCATGCTCGGTACGCCGCCCCTTTCCCCACTCTTCGGGGATACTGTTTCCAAAACTTCAAAAACGATTCCGAATAACCCCCCGATTCCGCGCCCGGTTCAACAACGGTGCTTGCACCGTTTTGAACGACGTGTACGCTAGTACACGTAATATTCCTTTCCTTTTCCCTTTCCCTTTCCTTTTCCTTCCTGTTAACTAACCGTGAATTAACCGTTACTTCACCGTTATCGCACGGTGGAATAACCGATTTTCGCTCCGTGTGATGGGGTTTTTGGTGTTTTGTAAATGTCGGAATATCAAAATATTTTTTGCCGTTGACCTCATACAGCCGGACNNACCATCAACGCCGTTCGTTTGAATTCGCCGCGTCCATCTCGATCGACATGACACCACAACGCAACGTACAATAACCGTGATGGAACGGTTAAAGCACCGATATCATCAGACATAAAAAATTCCGGCTTGATCGTTCGGATTCGGGCCATAAAACCCCCTTTTAAAATCTCGCTTTTTGCCTTTCCTGAGCCGCCTCTTTCGCAAAAAAACCGATCGGAACCTTGTCTTTGCTTTGCCGATTATAAATTGCTTCGAGCATCGTCAAATAATCATCAACCGTTGGTTGACGATGCAACATATAACTATGTGATTTTATTTTTTTAATCAGGCGTTCAGGATCAAACTCTTTTAACCAACACAAATAGGAAATCGCCTTTACAAAATTTGAATGAGAAGCAATTTCAATCTTCCTATCTCTCAATGCCGTTACGATCCTTTCAACGCGCCGAGCGATCGCAAGGTTTCCGAGTGTAAACTTACCCTTCTTGAACGCATTGTTTTTATTGTGTGATCCTGCCGATTCACCGCCTAACAGAGCAATACAATCAGATATATTGATTCCGGTTCTTTCGTGATACCGTTTTACTTCAGCGTATTCGGGGCGGCCCTGTTTTGAATATCCGTCAAGAAAATCCCTTAAGCCCCAAATCGGATTGAACTGTTCCATTTCGTAAATCGGAACGTCTTTATCGCTGATGATAAACTTGACTGGAATCCCCAATTCCATAGCCGCCACGAATCGATGATGCCCTTTTTTGATCTTGAATTTCCCATTCCCGTTTTCAATAACGCTCATCGGTTCATCATCCCACCAACCGTAGCGGCTCATGCTCTTTACGAGGTCTTTGTATTTCTTTTTACTTTTATCGACATTCCGGTTTAAATCATTCAACCCGAACAATTTGTAATTTCTCGTTTCGTTGATTCTCCCTTTCTTGAAACGCATCATCATTTATACCCCCCTTTGTTTTAACGAATCATTGATCGCCTTACTTGTTTCGATTGCTTTGTCCATGTCTGCTATTTTTTTAAAACACCACAACGTCATTTCCGAAAAAGCATTGTCCTTTTCCGGGTCGTCATAATAAATACCCTCCAAATGCGTTTTCGCCATCACAACGAATTGGTCCGCATGGGATACCGGGTTCAAATCCTTTTTTCTGATAACGACCCGATCCTCTTTCAGTTGGTCTTGTTTTCTCTTCTCCTGTGTCACGTTATACGCCTTGTTGATTGACATTTTCCCGGCCCTGACCGCTTCTTTGGTTTCATCATCAGCATGATCCAAGATCGTGCGGACC